ATTTATTTCATTTACAACAAAACACTGCATGGGTTCAGCATATTGTGAATTATACAACAAAGCGAGTATTGATAATGCCATTGAGATGATGAGAACATCTATCTATTCAAAGATAAACGAAAGACCCCGGCAATAGTGCCGGGAAACAAGGAGGAACAATGAAAGAAAAAAGCGCACTACAACGTATTGAGTTAACCGGCTTTACGGCGGTTATATTCACAGAATCAACGTGCCAGGCGGATGGTTGGTTCTCTTTGTTAGGTGTCTGTATTTTTTAATTTTTTTAGGGGGGATTTTTTATGTTTAGTTATTACGGAAGTAAATCTAAAATTGTGGACTACTACCCACCACCGAAGCATAAAAAGATTATTGAACCTTTTGCTGGAAGTGCAAGGTATAGTTTAAAATACTGGCAGAATGATATTTTACTGGTTGATAAATACCATATAATTGTAAGAACTTGGAAATGGTTACAGCAATGTAGTGAAAACGATATTAGAAAACTGCCAATTTTAAAACTTGGTGAAACACTTGACAACTTTGATTTAAGCGAAGATGAAAAGATATTTTTAGGATTTATTGTGCAACGAGGTACAACTGGATTAAGGAAGACCGTTTCAAGTTATGCTGTTGATGGGATTGTAACACAGATAAATAATGTTGCTACACAATTACATAAAATAAAACATTGGGAAATAAGGGAAGCCAGTTATGAAGATTTGGAAAATGAAGAAGCAACTTGGTTTATTGACCCACCGTATCAATTTGGTGGACACGAATACAAATGTAGCAATAAACAGATTAACTTTACAAACCTTGCTGAATGGTGTAAAAATAGAAATGGACAGGCTATTGTTTGCGAAAATACTAAAGCAGATTGGCTACCATTTAAACCAATGACAGAAATACAAGGTGCTATGTTTAAAACAACGGAAGCAATTTGGTCTAACCACAAAACTAACTATGATGCAGTACAACAATCCTTACAGTTTTGAAAAAACTGATGTGCGTGGGCAAAAAATTAAAAAATATTGCAGCTAACACCCGTGTATATGTACCGGCAGGTGCCGGAAAGCAAAATAAGTAACAATGAAAAGCAAAGACGACCATCTGGTTGAGGTCAACAAAAAGGTATAACACCCGTGTATATGTATCCCGGCAATAGTGCCGGAACAATCAAAAGCAAGGAACAATGACGATTCAGCAAATAAAAACCGAGATGAAGCAATATCGTGACTTTTATGGAGGCGAGCTGCTTGACAGTGAGCAAATTGATAAAGCAACATCGAAAGAAGAGCTTGAAAAAATAGTAGAAGATCACAGAAATCACATGGAAGATATGCTTTCAGATGCTATGTCTCACTTGGATCGCTTCAAAAGAAAAATAGGTACCGGAACAAAAACAAGGAGCAATGAACACTAAATCATCACCACTGCCACGCCCACGCCGGCAGCGTTACCGCAACGAAAATTATCCCTATCACTGCATCGAAAACCGCTTTATCGACACGGACAGCAAAAAGACGAAGCTCGGTATAACGCCCGCCCATGTCATCGGCTGTGTCTGCCGGTTTTTCAATGTAAAGGAAGCCGACCTTAAACTCCCCGACCGTCACGCTCACCTATGCCGGGCCCGGGTATTCATATGGCACTTCCTATTTGTCTTTTGCCCGATGCCGCTCACTGTCGCCGCAAAGGCGCTCGGACGTACCCACGGAACGGTTTATGGCTCTGTGGAAAAACTACGCTGGGAGGCTGACCACGTCCGCCGTACCGGGGAAATGGTAAAAGAGGTCGAAAGAAAAATAAAGGCAGAATGGAATCAGATGCCGTGAAAGCAACTTAAAAAGAAAGGAATAACATGAAAACATTAATCATTTTAGGAATCGTCATTTTATCAATCATCGCTCTGACGGCGGTGGTTATGTCATTCATTATCGTCCGGGCAACCATCCGGGGAGTAAGGAACGCCCAAAAGGAAATAGCCGCGAAGGCAAAAGAAAAAGAAAGAGAGAAAACCGATGCATTTGAGATCCTCGACAAAGCGTACATCTTCCAGCACAATGAATTTACCCGTCAAATAATGGAACGGGATAAGAAAATAAAGGAATTGGAGAATCAGTTACAAAACGAGGCGGAGAAAAGGGCTGCACTATATTCTGACTACAAACAAAAAACCGACGCAACCGAGGCAGAACTGGCAAAAAGAGATGAAAATATAAAATACCTCGAGGCCGAACTTGAGGATGAGCGGGAAAGGGAAGAACGGATTTCGGATACATCAACAAGTCGATACAAAGAAATTAAAATGTTGAGGGGGAAAAAGAGAGATTTGGAAAAATCTGTCAGAATGTTAAAAAAGGAAATGAGTAAAATCGAAAAGATACGTATTGATGATCTGAAACGCCAAAAAGAAGAGGCACGGCAAAAGGCATTGGAGCACATTAACAGCAGGAAGGAGCAGCCATGATCACGTATCCCATTCAAGACATCGGAACAATTCAAGTTTTGTCCGAATCCCCAAAGATAATCTTTTACAACGGCGACTGCATGGACTTCATGAAAGACCTGCCGGACAAGGCGTTCGATCTGGCCATTGTTGACCCGCCGTATGGGATAGGAGAAACAGCAAAAAAAGCACTATCCAGAGCAAGAGCGACTACGAAATGGAAAAGCGCAAAGCCTGTACACTATGTCGGAAACGACAAATGGGACGATGCGCCGCCTCCAAAGGAATATTTTGACGAGCTTTTCAGGGTAAGCAAAAATCAAATAATTTGGGGTGCAAACTACTATCCCCAATATTTGAAAAGGTCTATGGGCTGGATTGCATGGTACAAAAAAGGCCAAAATCCAAATTCGGATTTTAGCGATTGTGAATTTGCCTATACATCATTTTGGAGGGCTGCAAAGCTATTTGATTTCCCGTGGGTCGGCTTCGGATCAGTCAACGCAGGAGAGCAACGCATTCACCCCACTCAAAAGCCCGTTCAACTTTATCGCTGGCTCCTGAAAAACTACGCAAAGCCGGGAGACACTATTTTAGACACCCACTTAGGATCTGCTTCAAGTGCAATAGCCTCCTACCGTGAAGGATTTGACTTCACCGGGATAGAACTTGACGAAGATTATTACCACGCCTCAATAGAGAGATTTAAACGGGAGACTGCACAAGTATCATTATTTTCAAACGTACAATAATCATGATCCGCCACATCAAACCCTCATCCTATACGGTTATGTATTTCGCCGTCGCCGCCTTCATTATCGCACTCGTTTTGACGGTAGTGTTTTCGTAAAAGATAAAAACATGAATCACGGATCGCTATTTTCAGGTATTGGAGGCTTCGACCTCGCCTCTCAATGGATGGGCTGGATAAACGTATTCCATTGTGAAAACAACCCATTCGGGAAAAAAGTTTTACAGTATTATTGGCCAAACGCTATAAGTTATGACGACATCAGAACAACAGATTTCACTGTTCACAGAGGAAAAATCGACATTCTCACCGGAGGGTTTCCGTGTCAGCCGTTCAGTCTCGCCGGAAAGCGAAAAGGAACAGAAGATGATCGCCACCTCTGGCCGGAGATGCTTAGAGCGATTCGAGAGATTAACCCGGCCTGGGTTGTGGGCGAAAACGTTTTCGGAATTACTAATTGGTCAGATGGGCTGGTTTTCGAGCAAGTGCAGGCTGACCTGGAAGCTGAAGGGTACGAGGTACAACCGTTCGTTCTTCCAGCTTGTGCCGTCAACGCGCCACACAGAAGGGACAGGGTTTGGTTTGTTGCCCACTCCACAGAGTTTCGACGCAGAGCGTGGAGCGGGGAATACTACGATTATGGAAAACGGTCGGTTCGTAAGGGTCAGGCAAACAACGGGGACGAAATACGGTGCTTCGTTGAAAATGGCCTGCAACACGGGATTGCTACCGACACCGACCGTAATGGACACGAATTGCGGAGATCTGGAGAAAATAGACCAGCGCAGGGCGAGAGCACTTGCGAGCAAGAACAACGGGAACGGGTTCGGACCAACGATAGGGGAACTGGCGAACAGGGGATTACTTCCGACACCAACCTCAACCTCGGACGTAAAAGGAGGGTGTACTCGTCCAGATCCGAAAAGACAAAACGACACACTCGCTCACGCTATGCACAACGCTACCGGAGCAACACCTGGGACAACTTCCCAACTCAACCCCCGGTTTGTAGCAGAAATGATGGGCTTTCCTCCAAACTGGACGGAATTACCTTTTCAAAGTGGAGAAACGAATCAATCAAAGCCTACGGGAACGCAATAGTACCACAGGTCGCACTTCAAATATTCAAGGCAATCAAAAAATTTTCAGACGACAGTTCAAAAAAGTATTGAACATCTGTAAAATTTGAAACTTTCCGGCGTATATTTGCCAGTATGTCACAACAGAACGACATACGTCATCTTCGCGAAAAGTCACGAAACCCCGTAGGCCGCCCGCCGAAATTCAAAACCCCGGTCGACCTTTGGAACGCTTGCGAGGAATATTTTCAATGGTGCGACCAGCATCCGCTTATGGAGGTAGATTTCAGGGGGAAAGATGCGACAGAGGTATTACTTCCACACCCAAGACCTTACACGCTTACAGGTCTATGTCTTTGGTTATCAGTCAATGAGAAGTTTTGGAGGGAGTTAAGAGAGGCAAAGAGAGAGGATGATAACGAGTTTTCCCCGGTCATTACACGCGTAGAGCAAATTATCTATACAAACAAGTTCGAAGGCGCCGCCGTTGGGTTCTTCAATGCCAATATCATTGCCCGCGACCTGGGCCTTGCTGACAAACGCGACATATCCGCCCAGGTGAACGACCAACGCAAGTCCGTCGATGAACTTTTCCCACCTACCAGCGAGCTCATCGGGGAGGAGGAAGAACCTGATGGAGAGGCAGATAAATAAGAACCTCCGGCACCTGGTCCGCTGTCAGCAAAACGAACAGGTCCGGGGTGCCGTGCTCGAGGGGTCCAGCCGTTCAGGAAAGACATTTAGCTCCATTGACTTTTTGGTTTACCTCTGTTCCCGGATCGAAAAAAACGCCCAAATTTTCATCATTAAAGAGACGTACAACTCTTTCAAAACCACGTTGTATGACGATTTCAACAAGCAATTACCGAAATACGGGATCCCGTCTCCCTTTGCAGATGTGAAAGAATGTCCCTCTTTCTGGCTGATGGGCAATAAAGTAACCCTGATCGGTGCAGATAAATTGTCCACAACGCACGGCGCAGGGTCAGATTATCTGTGGTTTAACGAACCATTGGAAATTCAGAAGGCAATTTTTGACCAGTACGAACAAAGGTGTCGGAAATTTTGGTGGATGGACCTAAACCCCTCGGTGTCGCTTCACTGGATTTATGACATGGAAAAGCGGCCGGAAGTCAAATTCTGCCATTCGACCGTCATGGATAACCCCTACGTCCCCAGGTGGCAGAAAAAGAAGATCCTCGGTTATGATCCAAGTAACCCGGTAAACGTTGCGAACGGCACGGCTGATGACTATATGTGGTCGGTCTATGGGCTCGGTCTCAGGGCCTCTCCAACCGGCCTGATCTATCCTAACGTCACGTGGATTGATCAGTTTCCGGATGACCTGGACCAGGTTGTTTACGGGCTCGATTTCGGCTACACTCATAACCCATCGGCATTGGTAAAAGTGGGGAAAAACGGCATGAATTTATACCTGCAGTTGCTACTTTATGAACCTGTGGACAATGCGAATAAACTGGGTGAAATGGTCAGGGTGTTCGCAGATAAAAAGAAGATATGGGCTGATAGTGCTGATCCACTAATGATCTCCGACCTTCGCCGCCGGGGCCTGTTGGTCCTGCCTTGTGTCAAGAAAGAAGGGTCGGTAAATTGGGGAATATCCCGCATGAAGGAGTACAAAATCCATATCGTCAATGACGTGAATTTTAAGAAGGAGCAGGAAAATTACAAGTGGGCTGAACTGCATGGAATCCAGTTGAATGAACCGGTCAAAGCATTTGACCATGCCTGGGACGCCGCCCGTTATGCGACGACGATGGAGTGGCCGGCCGGAAGGTAGTCGATTTGTTGAAAAATAACCGTTCAGGTTTTTACCCGGCGATCCGAAGGCCGGGTTTTTTATTGCCCTTAAATTTCCTTTAGACTGATTCCACATAAGGCATAGATAACCGGCCGAATCATCAGAAGTGCTCTCAAAAGTAACCAGCCGAACGCTTGAAATATAACCAGCCGAAATGAGGGTTAATGTATTGATATTAACAACAATACAAAAATAGATTACAAAAAAATAACCGGCCAACAACCAGCCAAATAACCAGCCGATAACCGGCCGATAACCGGCCGATAACCACAACTAAAGAAAGAAAAGAAAGAAAAGAAATTAAATAACACTCTCCGGGCGGGCGCATATACGCACGTATACGCACGCACGCACGCGAGGGGGAATCCATCCCGGCAAAGAAAGGATTTTGTTGCGCCGCCGAAATTCATAATTTAATCCATTCGCATTCAGATAATTACCTCTTTTGTAACGTGAACTGTTAATAGTTTTTATTGACAATTCGTAATTTTCCGGTATTTCAGTGTTATATTTGCGCCTGTAACCTGTGGCAGCGGGTTCATAAAACCTGAACTAATGATCGTAAAGATCCAAAGTCCGCTGTCATTCATTCGCCAAAAGTCGGCAACCCCGCCGCCTTATGCAATCCAACTGACCTCCAACCCCCGCGATCTTTTCTACACGAACCAGCTAATACAGGGCCTGATCGGCTCCAGCCGAAAGCGCATTAACACCAACAACGTCAACGGACAGACGCAAGCCTACCAACGCTGTCCGGCGGTTTCAGGATCAATCAACAAGATTCAAGAAGCCGGACGTAACGGCAAGTGGGCAATCGTCGATAAGGATGAAAAACCAACCGGAAAAAGTAACGCCGTCGCCCCACTGATCGCAAAGCCGAACTGCTTACAGACATGGAACGACTTCATTTCCCAGCTGGTTGCCATGAAAAAAATATACGGTTACGCTCTCGTTCTTCCACTCATTCCCGAAGGCATGGGTCCCAATGCTACCGCTTCTCTCTGGGTGTGCCCTAACTGGTTGATCAACGATGTGAAATACACCGGCAACCTGTTCGGACAGTCAGATATTTCCGGCATTATAAAGTATTTCAAAATCGGCAAAACCGAGATCACCCCGGACAAAGTGCTCATTTTCAAAGATACTCAGGTCAACTGCACAACTTCGGATAACTCTTTCGTACTTCCGCAGTCACGTCTTTACCCTCTCTCGGATCCGGTGTCGAACATCTGTCAATCGTACGAGGCGAAATATACCCTGATAGCGAAAAAGGGAGCTATCGGGATCCTGTCAAACGAAAGCAAGGATGCAGCCGGTGCCGCCCCGTTACTGCCTGAAGATAAAAAAGAAGTTCAGGACCAGTTCGCAAATCAGTACGGCCTAAGCCCTGATCAGTCACAAGTGATCATCTCGGGAGTTGGACTGAAATGGCAATCTATGACCTTCCCGATTAAAGATCTGATGTTATCCGAGGAAATAAAAGAGGCTTCACTGGTTGTTTACGAAGCGTTTGGCATCCCGAAATTCTTAACTCCCTACGGCGAAGGCGACACATTCAACAACCAAAATACCGCCGAAAAGTCCTTTTACCAACGGACCGTAATACCCACGATCGAGGAAGTTGCAGCCACTCTGTCCGCCTTCTTTCAGCTTGAATCACAAGGCCTATTTCTCCGCGTCTATTTCGACCACTTAGAGATTTTTCAGAAGTCAAAGAAGGAGGAAGCGGAAGGCATCGGAGCCTACACTACCGCCCTCGACCGCCCGTATCTGTCCGGGGTGATCACCCGCGAAGAATACAGAGCGATCCTTGCGAATGCCATGCCGACAGGGACACCATTCGACGCCGAAACGATCAATGGAACAACCTTTTACAATCAAAGAGTAAATCAAAACGAGCCACAACAATGAAAGATTTTGCCCTCAAACATAACCAGCGACCAGTCTATTACAAGTCACTTGAGGTCAAGGACTTTAAGGTAGATAAAGAGAGCCGCACCGTCTCCGGGTATCTGGCCGCCTTTGGGAATATCGACAGCGACCGGGATATCCTGATGAAAGGCTGCTTCGCAAAATCACTTCAGGAACGCGGACCGTCATCTACCACCGCCCGGAAGATCGCTTTCTGCTGGATGCATGACTTGACCGACCCGATCGGCCACTTCACAAAACTCGAGGAAACTGATGCAGGTCTTTATTTCGAGGCATACGTGGACGATGTGCCGAACGGCAACCGGGCTTTAACCCAGTATGCAAGCGGGACGCTGAATCAACACAGCATCGGTTATCGCTATGTTTGGGACAAATGCAAGTTCGAACAGAGGCCGGACCCGGAACACCCCGGAGAGACTATCGAGGTCTTTGTCTGCTACGAAATTAACCTTTTCGAGGGGTCGGTAGTCACACTGGGAGCAAACGAAAACACCCCCTATGCTGGGCTGAAAGGTCAGCAGATCGAAGATGCCAGTAAGGCACTTGCAACCGACACGGAAAACCTACTGAAAGACCTCGAGCCGGGAATAGCTTATTCCATTCGCAAACTTATTTCCAGACATATCGCACTTGCTGAAAGTGATGAGCCGACCAAGTCACTCGGAACCGAAAGCGAGCCGCAAGGGATCAACTGGGAATCCATAACAAAAGCAATTCAAACTAACACAGAAAACCAATGAAAAAGTTCTTAATTCTCATTACCATGCTGTTCGCCTTTGCGGCCATTTGCGCCGTGCCGGCACAGTCTCAGACCGTCACCAAGCAGATTGCTTTTGGTGCAAAGGCGGTCGATTCGCTCTACGGAGCAGTCACAACCTACTATTACGTGAACTCAGCTTCCCCGACAACCGGGAAAACCGCAGCCGCTTCAAGGCTGAATGAATATTACGTGTACGCTATCATGGCCGGAACGACCAGAAGCGCAGCTCCCACGGGTACGGATTCATGCCAGATCACCTTCGAAGTGTCGATGGATAATTCCACTTGGTACAAGTTTACCGGAACAACGCCGAAAGTTACGGGAGGTGCTGTTTATAAGACATCCGTGGACATGGTCACAACCACAACGGACGGAACCTGTGCATTCGCTCCAACGGCCTGCTACTACCCTTACGTCCGCGTGAAATTTCAGCATTACAAAGCGAGCTGTACGATGTATCCAACAGCCCATGTGGTGTTGAAAAAGTACTAATTAATTGTCAAGTAATCAAAGTATTAACTCAAATAGCATACAAAAATGAAAAAGTTACAGAATAAAAGAACCAAAAAACTGATGATCATGGCCCTTTCGGCTATTGCGATCATCTTCACGATCTGCATTTTGACAGATCCGACAGCCGGCCTTTCGATGCTTGCCATTGCCCCGATCGTCGTTGGAGGCGTAACCCTCGAAGGAAAGGAAGCTGAAACCTACACGGCTATCATGGCCTCGATTAAATCCGAAGTTGAAAAGTACAACAAGGATTACATCTCGAAAACTCACCTCGAAGAATTTGTAAACGAGAAGATCAAAGAGTTGAACATCGACATCAAGGATAACGAGGATTTCAAAAAGCTGTTCGAAAGCCTGAAGGCTCAGGGCCTCGAGATTACCGCCCTGAAGGATAAAGGCACCGGCAGCGACAAAACGAAGTCCCTTCGGGATCAGATCAAGGAACAGCTGGAAGGACGTAAAGAAGAATGGGCTGATTTCTGCTCTGGGAAGTACAAGAACTTCACCTTCAAAATTGACACCAAGGCAGCCGGAACGATGCTGATTTCAACGAACATCACCGGAACCGGCCTCCCCGTTCCGCAGGTGCTCCCGGGCCTCGAGGGTATTCCTGAAAAACAGCCGATGATCATCCCTTTGTGCAATTACGGTCCGGCTGCCTCTCCCTCGATCCAATGGTCTGAAAAGAAAAACAAGGACGGCAACGCCACAGTGGTAAATGATAGCACCATTGCACCCTTGGTTGACTTTGACATCGATGTCAATACCTCAAACTCCGCTGACTATGCAGGACGAATGAAAGTCCACGCCAATATGCTTTCCGACATCGAATACATGGCGACCGAAATTCAGAACAACCTCAGGTATGAGTGCGATATCACGTCGGACGATGCCTGTTTAGCCTACATTATCGGCAAGGCTTCAGCCTTCAACCTGGCCACCTCGAAGAAAAAGGATCCAACCTACTTTGACGCAATCCTGTCCACAAGGGCGCAGATCATCGCCGCTCACGGAACGCCGAACATGGTTTTCATCAACCCGATCGATTATGACAACATGATGGGGGCAAAGGGAAGCAATGGCCAGTATGTAGCCAATCCACTGGTCAGCCCTGACGGAAAGCGTATCGGAGATATGCTGATTGTTCAGACAACACAGATCCCCGCCGGCAACGTGCTGGTAGGCGACTTCACAAAAGCAAACGTGAGGGAGATCGGTTCGATGGAAGTTTCCGCCGGCTGGGAAAACGAAGATTTCGGAAAGCGCCTCACCACCTTCCTCGGTGTTCGCCGGATCCATTTCTTCATCAAGGACAACCACACCGCCCTGTTCGTGTATGACGCCCTCCAGGACATCATCGACAACATCACGGCTGTTTAACCCATAACCCGAAAGGGAAATATTCACCAAAATCAATAAGATCATGCAAGTCAACAAAGGAAATGAATCGAAAAGAACGGTAGATCTGCGCAAGCGGGTCGAAGTTCGCCGGGTATCTGACGGCGCTATCCGCTCGGTCGGTGAACTCGTGGCCGAAAAGGGTATCAGGGAAGGGTATTATGAAGATCCCAAAACCCCCGCAAAGGGAAAGAAAGAAAAATCCGAGTAAAACCCTGAACCATGGCAGCATTAACGACAGCTAACTACTTCTGTGGAGACATCGTAATTCCGGGGTACACGGGATCGGCGGCGGCAAACATCGCCGTTCAGAACCTGGTCGCTCAGGCCATCTTCGATAACGAGGATCGGTTTCTGAAAAAACTACTCGGAGAGGATACCTATGATGACTTCATGGCCGGGTTAGCTGTCGATGCGCCTGAGACAAAATGGACCGCCCTGCGTGATCAGATTTTCAAGGTGACGGTTGTTTCCGACACCGTATCACGCTACGAAAGCCCATGCGCCAGGTACATCTTCATCAACTATTACCGTGATCACCTGACCTCTGCGACACCGCTCGGAGAGGTTCAGGCGAACACGGATAATGGCACTGCTGTATCTGCAAACAACCGCCTTATTTCCGTGTGGAATAAGATGGTAGATCGCATTGTCGAGATATGGGAGTGGATGGAGGATGATGCGAGACGTGCCGATTACCCGGACTTTTCGAGGCCCGCGCGAACCTTTGACAAAATCAATCAATTCGGTATATAATCCATGGCAAACCTGACAAATACGGCCTATCCTGTTAAGATGTTCGAGTATATCACCTCGGACGTCAAGACCGCCTTGGGCTTATCTGTCCTGCACTACGAACACGGCCACCCATTGGAGATTGTTCAAACGATCGAGACCATGGCCCAAGACGTTCAGCAGGCGGCGCAAAGGTTTCCACTCATTGGACTGTACCAGGATTTTGACGAACTCAGAGGTAAGAAACTGGCCTTTTATGAGGTTTCCTTTCATCTGATTATTGCCCTGAATACGCTATCAAGTTACAAAGCAGCAGAGCGAATGACCAACAACTTCATAGCTACGCTGTACCCGGTTTACGATCAACTACTCATATCCATTGCCAAAAGCGGCTATTTCCGTGAAACAAACTGGAGACTTATCCAGCACACGAAAACCGACCGGATGTACTGGGGAAAAAATCAGGTGGCAAATGATTTTATTGATGCTATCGAAATCACAAATCTGAAATTAAACATTAACACAATAACGACATGTCAATAATTTTAAACGATCCCGGCTGCACAGCGGCCGGCGGGAACACAGGTCAGCCTTCATGCGCCCTGATCCCAAAAAACATCGTCGGAGCGATGCTTATCGACAAAGATAAGGTATTCACCGGCGCAGACATTGCCTCCGTGTCCGCCTGGATTACGGCCGTTCAAACGCTTTGTTTAGGTCCTTCGGCAACGCGGGCCTATCCGATCTTCAAATTCGACGGAATGACTGACGAAACGGAAGAACCAACGTTCAAAACAACAGGGTTTGGAGATGAATTCCCATTAAAGGAGGGCAAATATAAGTGGACTTTTGACATCAGCCGTCAGGGTCATTACTTCGCCCAACAGCTCCGCAAGTTCAATAAAGATCAATCCAAAAAGGTCATTTTCTTCACGTCGGATCAGCAGGTCCTTGCGGTGAAATCCGGAACCGCCGGCAACTTTACCGGCTTCTCGATGAGCTATATCTACTGTTTTCCTGTTAAAATGGACGACGGTGCGGAAAATCCCGCTTCCTACAAGGTGAAATTCACCCTTCCTAAGCCTATCGAACTGAACGAGGACCTTGCAATGTTCGATCTCGGTGCAGATCCCGAAAGCACCTTCAAGGCAATCCTGGACGTCAAGCTGTCGATCCTTGCTCAGGACGCAACCAGCGTAACGGTCGGAGTTAAGATCGTAGGCGATAACGTCAATATGTACGACGCCTTCTCGACGAAGCTGGCAGACCTGACACTCTGGACTGTGACCAAGGCCGGGTCCGCCGTAGCGCCAACCGGAATAACCGCAGATGCAACGTTAAAGGGCTGGAAGATTGCTTTGACCACGCCAGCAGGGGAGCACGTTGTCGCTCTGGCTGACGCTGCTGCTTTGGCTGCCAAACTGATTGGCGGTGCTCCGGACGAAGGGTATGAAGCTGACGGATCATTAACCGTAACATTCTCCTGATCATGACAGCGGAGATCAAACAAGTAAGGATGGAAGGGGCAGCATATTCGCTGCCTCACATCCTCTCTTTCGCAACTGAAAGAGATTTTATCGAGGCGCACCCTGAAGCGTTCCTGCAATACCGGGAAAAACAGCGAGCCGAACTGCTGAAAAAAATGTATCAGGAAGCCAAACGGATGCAGAAGGTCGAAACTGCAAAGGAACCAAAAAGCAAGTAAGATGTCCAGCCGCCTAACCCCGTCGGAAAATTGTCTGTCGATCATTCGTCATTACGAAGATTTCCGCCCAGAAGCGTATATCTGTCCGGCGGGGCGGTGGACTTATGGTTATGGTTTTACCTTGAAAAAGGATGGATCCCCGGTAAGGAAAGGCGATACAATCACCCTGAATGAGGCCGAAGAAAGACTGAAAGAACTGGCAAACGATGTGGCTATTGACCTTTATGTGGCCCTACCCCGGGCTGAATTTACCCAGCAGCAACTCGACGCCCTTGTTTCATTCACGTTCAACGTAGGGATCGGGAAGTTTAGAGGTTCTTCCATTTACCGGGTATGGAAATCCGGCCACTCTCAGGCCCCCGACATGACCGATCTGTTTATGCGCTGGATATATGCCGCCGGTAAAGTTCAGGGAGGATTGGTAAAACGCCGGGCAACCGAGGCGCACCTTTACCTGACCGGCGAAGTAAAGCTGGACTGGCCGGACCTGCTGATCGAAAGCTACAAAAGAAAGGCGGTAGGGCAATGAGCACCATGGTTGACATGATAGACCTGCTGAACACCGTCGATGTCGAAGGCGATACCGCTCAGGCTGTTGCCGAAACTCATCAGGACTATGAGCGAATGAACGCCGCCCAAATGTTACAAGGCAAAGGGAAAGATGGAAAGCGGATCGGGACCTACCGGTCAATGTCCTACGCGCGCGAAAAGGCAAAAATAAACACCTTTCTATCGTCGATCATTCCGCACAACGTGGACCTGAAACTCACCGGGGCTTTTCATAAAGGGCTGGCAATGAAGGTATCGGGACAGGATATAGCGATGACGTCAACGGACAACAAGGCCGATGATCTGGAGAAAAAGTACGGCGAAAACATCTACGGACTGGACGAAGAAAACGCCTCAACCTACGCTCACGGCTTCGCCTTCCCGGCATTTATGCAGATGATTGCCCGGAAAACCGGCCTTGTTGCTGCAAAATAAGCGAGACATGGGCTGTGGATGCACACAAAAGAAAAGGGGTTGCTATGAAAATACAAAGGAACTGGCTCAAAAATATGCGAAATCTACCGGCAAAGATGTTGTCCTTTACCAAAAGAGTGACAAAACCTTTGCTTTCATGGATGCCGAAGCCCCGGAACGCTCAGAAATCACCGTCATTGAACTTGTACCGGCGTTGCTTTGATACCCCCCTGTCTGTCTTTATTTCCTGTGTCGTCGATAAAAATTACAACTCCCTAATAAAATACGGAACCTGCACAACCGCCGACCTGCTTTCAGCATGGGAAGCTATTTACTCCGAGTATCAGGAAATCTTAGGACTTCCTACCAACCGGGCGGCGATGAACCTTGCAAAAGCATCCGGGAAACTTCACGCCCAGCATACCTCGATGGTCGCCTGTTATCACGTCCTTCGGCATACACACTCCGTCGTCTGTATCAACACCCTAAAGCATTTCGGGTACAACTTCAAGTTTGACCCCGCGGACCGGAAAGCCTATGCTGCGGACCTTGAAAACCTGGTCGTCAAAATCCGCATTGTTGAGATGAACATTCAGCGAGTGACCAACGAACAGACTGCCTTTATTTCTCAGCAAAAAGGGAAGGATATAACCAGGAAAACTTTTATGGACATCATCGCTTCACTCTCCCTGTTCTGTAAATTTCCATTGAACCCAGATGAATTGTCGGTCGGTATGTATGCGCTCTATCAAAAGAAATACCGGGAGGAAGCCGAAGCCTCGCAGAAGCAACTCGAACAAATGAAGGCAAAAAGAACGTCAAAATATAGCAAGTAATGGCCAAAACCACAGGGAAAATAAACGAAATCTTTGATCAGCAAGCGATCACAAAGCAGATCGAGGGCGTAAAAGGTGGCCTTGAATCCACTTTGAAGCTGTTGGAGCAGGTCGCCGTTGCCGGAAAGAATGTGAGTGTCGGGATGGGGAAGGCGAAGGATATCAATGAACAGACGGCGGCACAGAAGGCATTAAACAAGGCAGAGGCAGAGGGTAAAAGGTTGGCCGAAGAACTTAAGACAGTGGAAAATGAACAGGCCGTAGCAAATGAGCGCAACCGTCAGGCATTGGCCGCAAAGAAAAGGGAACTGAGGGAAAACGTGCAACTTGAAAAGGCTGCGAAGGATTCCATTTCAGCCACAACGAAGCTGGTCCGTGACCTCACATCTGCATACAATCAAATGTCATCGGCTGAACGCAAATCAGCGGCCGGTCAGGAGCTAAAAAAGCATATCGCTGACACGAATAAACTGCTCCGAGATCAGAAAATGGAGCTGAATGACACTTCGAAGAACGTCGGAAACTACGGCTCTGTGTGGGATAGAGCGAAGGGGATAATGATGAAGGCCACTGGTGTCATTGCCGCAATGTATGGAGCAATGAGAGTGGCAAAATCCGTCATCCAGTCAACACAGGGAACGGCTGATGCATTTGAAAGGACGATGGGCGGAGTTAATTCCGGGCTGGGTTTTGTGGCCAAAAGCCTTGCCAACATGGACTTTTCAAACTTTTGGAAAGGATTAGGCGAAGCCGTAAGGAGGGGGCGGGAGTACGCTGATACGCTTGACGATATCGCTGATAAACAACGGGCACTTGCCATGACAGAGGCAGACGACCGGGTTATATTGGCAAGCAAGCTAAAAGAATTACGAAATGTCAACAAGTCCGAGGCCGAAAGGGTAGCAATAGCCAAAGAAATACTTGCAATTGAGGATAAAAACAGTAAGGCAAGGATATCAAATGCAAAAGAAACGCTCGACGCAGAGCTAAAAAAGAACGTTGTTTTTGCAAAATTGAGCCAGCAGGAGATTCTCGACGGCTTGAAAAAATATCAAGTTAATGACAAACTGAATAAGCAGGCAGATGAATATTTAAAGGCCGAGAGCGACCGTGCAACTGCAAAAAGATTAAGTGTTGCAGCCAGTTCAGTCGAGGAGAAAATATTTTATGAGCAGCAGTTAGCAAGGGCTGAAAAGAAAGTAAAGAGCGCGGACGCCGAAACAAAGGCATATGCGAGAATATACGCTGGCATTAATAATTTAAGTGATGCCGAAAGAGACGCTATAAAAACAGCATCAGTTGCGTATAGCGAATCCCTTGCCTCCTTCGATGAGGCGACGATGCGTACAGAAACCCGGATGAATTCATTGTTGGCAAAAGAGGAAGGTCAGGCAAAAAAGACAGAAAAAACGATTGAAACGAGTGGAAAAAAGCAGGAAAAGTCGTTAGCTGCAACATTTGCCATGCGGGTCGAGATGGGCAAAGCCTCCATAAATGAGATGTGGAACGCTGAAAAGGCCGCAATTCAGGATCAGGAAGCCTACAAACTTTTGTCAGAGGATGAAAAGAACGAGTACCTTTTAATGAAATGGCGGGAATTTCTCTCTAAACAGTTCACTATCACCAAAGAGCAAGCCGATAACATTAATGCCATGATGCGCTCTGCCGCCGATTCCGGGTTCAAAGGAACAACGCCGGGGGTGATACCGAAGGCTCCGGGGGTAAAAACAGACCCGAACGCAGGGATCAATGAGGAAGGTGGTGAGGCTCCTGCATTTTCTTTTGGTACACAGAAGCAGATCGATGAAACTTCGTGGGAGATACAGACAAAAAAGGCTGCCGATTGGGCAAATCGGCAAGTCGAACTCTATGGAGAGACATATGGAAGGATGACCGAAATTGTGGACGGTTTCTATGCTAATGAACTGGCCCGGATTGAACAAAAGTCGGCCAAAGATGAAGCCGCCCGGGAAAAAGAACTCGAGGCAGCCGGTGGCAACAGTTCAAAGATCGACGCTATCAATGCAAAGTATGATAAGAAGAAAAAGGAGCGGGACAAAGAAGCCCTGAAATTAAAGCAGAAGCAGGCAAAATATGACATGGCGGTAGGCATAATGAACGCAATTATCAACACCGCTGTTGGTGTTACAAATATGCTCACTGTACAGCCGGCTATTTTAGGCGTGGTCCTTGCTGCTTTGGCAGCCGCCACCGGGCTTGCCGAAATCGCCGTCCTTGCCTCAACCCCGATACCGCAATACGCAAAAGGCAGAAAGGGTGGCAAGGCTGAATACGCTGTCGTCGGTGAAAAAGGAGCGGAGGCTGTCGTTACGAAAGACGGTAACGCTTACCTGACACCTGACCAACCGACTTTCACATACTTACCCGAGGGCGCAACGGTCATCCCGAACCATGAGTTGTACGATGCTGCCGGGGTGGCCGCACTGACAACGAGGCTACCGGCCTACGAAAGCAGCTATTCAATTTCGCTGGAAGAACTTCGGGGTGACGTCAGGGGATTGTACGCCGGTTTTATAATGCTGGCCGGGGTGGTCCGGGACAAACGGGAAAACCACCTGAACATTACCGCCGCCGGAATGTCCAAACTTTCACGGCATGGGGCGGATTGGGAAAGATATTTGAATGACGAAATAAGGTTTTAAGAGATGCTGGACGCTTTAAAATTCACGTTACGATCAACTGACCCTGACACCGGGGCCGTGAAGTCACTTACACCTTCGCACGTTCCGGACGGATGGGACGACCTCTCTATCACATGGGAGCGCTCCATGAAATACTGGGGGATGACCCGCTCTGTATCTATGCCGCTCAAATGGACCGAGGACGCCGCCTTATTTCTCCGTGATCACTTCTATAAAAACGGGGCCGGATCTGAGGTACTGGTCATCATTGAAAAACTGAATAAAAAGACCCTCACCTACTCGACCATATTTTCCGGAAAGATCGACTTTTCGACCTTCAAAGACAGCGACTATTACGTGGAAGCTACGCTGATCGACGGCGGTCTGTCCGAGACAATCAAAGATAATTCATCGACCGAGTATCAGATAGATTATACCATAGTCTTCGGGAACCTGATAATTTCACCTATCGACAAATCGCTCATTTCATGTATTTCTCCATGGTGGGTACTTTGGCTTCTGCTCGATAAAATGACCGGCGGGAAAATCAGCTCGAAAGAAATTGATATCGCTTCATCTATACTCGAGGATGGTGGCAAGTGGGGCGAAAGGCTGATGCTTACAACCGGCAAAGCGTGGCGGTGCCCGTCGAACCTGGGGGACATATCCTTGCAAGGCGACGGTATTACAAACTTCAAAACGACCTTCGATGACTTCTTTCAGTCGCTCAACGCTATTACCCCAATCGGAATAGGTGTCGAATGGAGGGCCGGAAAAGAGACACTGGTACTCGAGGACTTTGATTACTTTTTTGGCCAGACCGAAATCGCTGATCTTGGTGAAGTCAATGACCTGTCGGTTGGGTTCATCAAAGAAATGATTGTCGATAAAATAGAGGTAAAGTACCCGGAAAAGGACTATGATACAGCAAGTTACTCGACCTACGAACCGAACAGCTATACAAATTTCCGGTGCAAAGAGCACAAATGCGGAAGTTCAACAGCCCTCACTCTCGAATCGAAGTACCGGGCAGACTTCGCCGGGATAGCCGCTATCGTAAATGAGCGCATCGCTGATGAAAATGACGGATGGGATGAAGATATATTTTGGTGTGAGGTCCAGCGGGTAGGGTCGTCCGGAAGCTTTAACATGGTTCAGGGAGCTACATTTTTGGATCCGATTTTGCCCGGACAGAAATACTATAACTGCCTGTTAACGCCTCGCCGGAATTTACAGCGCAACATGAAGCTGCTCTGTGATTATTTCTACGAGTTGGGTAGTAAGCATCTGACATTCACATCCGGTGGATATAACAACAAGGTCCTTTACACCTATACGCCGAACGGAGGTGCGCAGTCGCTTCAGGAGGCCGGCGACATTTACATTAACTACCCGGTAACATTCAAGCCGCTTGAGATCAGCTTTTCCGCTCCGTATGATGCGCAATTTGCCGGCCTTGTAAATACCCTGCATGACCACTATGTGAAGTTTTGGCACAACGGCAACGAGTTATGGGGATATTTTAAGAAAATGGAGGTCAAACTGTACGGCCGGGGAAGCACGAAATTCACCCTGATATGCCACCTGATGACACCAATGGAACGACTTATAAGATAAAAGACATGGCAAGCCTCACCACATCATTCGTAAAGATATCGAACCTCTGTCCGTACCGCTTTCATCTGGACGGTGTCGGCGCCTTCGAGGTTCAAAGTTACCCGGCATGGTACACCCCTCGCCTTTACCGACACCTTGCGCACTGGGGAGGTAATGTCTATTTTCAATTCATGTGCCTGAACTCGGCCCTTGAAATAGGAGGCAGTACCGGTGCCTATTGCCGGATAGTTGATAACGCCGGGGCAACGGTGGCCACCATGACCATTGAAAAAATGGCCTCGATCTTCACAATCGAAGGTTATACCGTCTTTTGCGTGCATGGCAACTGGCCGCTTGCAATTGCCAACTTTGCCGATGGGACCTACTTTTTAAAACTTACCATCCCGATATCGTCGGGCGAATACCAAACCCTTTACTCCGAGCCTTTCTATGTGAGATCAGCACATGACGATTCGCTGAAAATCGGGTACGAACATGATGAAAATGACTTTGATGTGATCTGGACGGACGAACGTTCACAGCAGATGGAAATCGAACTGGTCGGCGGATTAAAACCCGAAGATGTGACGCCCGGAGGGAAGTTTACGGTGTATTCCGACCTTCAGCAGATCCCGGTCATGTTAAATGCACAACCCTATAACACCTACCGCTTCACTTTCGGAGGATCTGAAGGCATACCGAACTGGCTGATCGACAAACTCAACCGTGCCCTTTCATGTGATAAATTCTACATCAACGATGAGCAATTCTGTCGGGCTGACGGAGCAAAGTGGGAACGTACCGGGGAGGATGGGTACAATCTTGCCGGGTGGTCAATCGAACTTATGCGCTCAAACGGTGACAGCTCACAAGAATTTAACGCCGCCGGAATATCCGATACTGGGTACTGGACCGATGAGGGCGTCTGGAAGGACAGCGATACATGGGTGGATGAATCAATCAAATAAATGTCAAATCTTAAATGTAAAACGAAATGAAAACAACTCTGAAAACCTTACTGATTGTCGCCCTGCTGATCTTTTCCGGGGCAGGTGCTAACGCTCAATGGATATCAAATGGCGAGGGGATGTCAATAGTCCGGGCAAAACTCAACGCCCTGAAGGTCTCACATGACAGCCTGGCAAACCGGACGGACAGCATTGTAACCGGCCTTTTGCCGATCACACAGAACACAGATACGATAACGACCGCCTTGAAAATGGTTACTGTCGATTCATCCCTGGCAGCAAAGTTCATCGAAACTTCTGCCTTTTCCACAGGTTCCTCCGGTGATTCGCTGACCGTGTCCAGGGCCGGCAAATTAACCCTGCATGGAACGGCAAAACAATGGATGTCGGTAATGATAGAGCCTACTGTCAGGGGCGACACTGGAGCGAACACTCCAACCTTTGAAAAATACTATGGCGATGGGGGAACCTCGAGAGGAGTATACCTATATTCTTTCGCTGACAATCTTTCCACGAAAGAGGATGAAATATTTTTTACGTTACAAATGCCTAACAACTGGGACGGTGACACAATTTATCTGAATGTTCATTGGGTGCCGGCGGTCGCTATGGGTGGCGTTGGTCATCCGAAGTGGTCTATCGAATATATCATGAGCGAGCCGGGGGTCAGCTACGGCACAACAAAAACGGTCACG